TTAAATTAGAAAAAGAAGCTGCGCCATCTGTTAATTTAAAAGCCGCTACAAATGTTATTGTACCGCTAGACAAAACTGTTGGATAATAAAACAGTTTGTTTATTAAATAATAATCTGCTGGTAATTGATATGTATTAGCTAAGGTGTTTGTTAAAAAAGCTTGTACCGAAAAAGAATCAATTACTTCTACTAATCCTTTTACTATGTCGGCATAGCCAGTTCCTGATACTCTTGCGTTTTGCTTGTTTACCCAGTTATTGTATTGATAAAAATAATCCTCAAACATATCCATTTGAGCTTGTTTAGCGTATAGATTAAAATCTCCAGGAGATATATAACCGTAATTATTTTTATTTGCTATAGCTAAAACAGTATTTCTTACCTCATTTATATTAGCGGCCATAGTGTTAAATTGTTTTTAACAAAGATAATAAAAAAAAAGAGGTTGCTTTTTTTTAAAACAACCCCTCTTTTAGTTAGTAAAATGTTTGGTTAACTAATTGCTATAGAATTAATTAATACTCTATGTCCACTAGCATTTAATCCTATCGGCACCTCTTGTGTAGAAGGCTTTGGGATTGAACCAGGTACTGAGAAAGCATCTTGCATCGCTAATTGAACAGCGTCTTGCACTAAGTTTACAGATCCTTGGTCGGTATGCGTAATAACAATAGTGTCGTTACCTGCGCCTGCACCATAATATATTGTTGTTGTATAAGCTGTAGTTCTTTGAACCATTACTAATTCCGATAAAGAAACTAATTGTTCATCGTACGTCACCTCATCTAATATATTAAAAGTATCACCAGTAGCCATAATAGAACCACTTAAGGTTAATCTAAAATTACTATCTACTGATACAACTCTTGCTGACACGTTATCCGTAGTGTTATATACCATATCACCAGGAGAAACAGTTGTCGAAAAGTTTTGACCGCTATCAAATAAAATAGATGAATCTGCGCCTGCTGGGTCAACTACTGAAATACTAAAAGTATCATTAAAGTTAGCCGCTGCATTTGCAAAAATATCTGCCGATAAAGTTAAAGCGCTTCCAGCTAATGGAACCGCTGCGTTATTTGAATTTAAAGCAGTCACAGTAGCAGTTGCGTTTGTAACAGTATTAGTAACAGTATCACCTACCGCTACTAAAGTTGTTGCAAAAGCATTGCTATCATATACTACATTGGTTCTAACAATAAGAAATACATCATTTTCGTCTATTGTGTTACCAGTGATATTTAAGGAAGTCTCCGAATTTGGAGGCCCTGATACTGTTGCAGAATTACCTTGCGTAGTGTTATAAACTATATCACCCGCTATAATTCCTATAGTCTGAAATTGTCCACCTACTAAGGTGATTACAGTTCCAGTTCCTACAGTTGTATTAGTACCACTGGACAGCGCTTCTGACGTTCCTGTTTGAACCACAGTTTGTGTTCCTGAATCAACTACTGTTGCTAAAGGAAGAGATAAATATTTTGCTGCCATATTATTGTAATTTAAAAATTAATACTAAGACCAAGTAATAGCTGTAATAGAAACATCGGTTGCTGAAGCTGAAGGAATTTCTCCTTTTCCAGGAACCACTACTTGATAAGCTGGGCTTGTCCAGCCAGTAGATAGTGCTTGTTCTATAGATTCAGCAAATAAATTACGCATTGCTCTACATTGCTCTGGCGTTGCTGCAGCAAAAGCTGGTAACGCTGTGTGAGTTAAGGCGCAAGTTTGAAATCCTGCTGCCGCATCTCTTAAATTAAGTGTAACTACTGTTGCACTTGTTTGAACTACATTAATCACACCATCTGCAGGAATAAGATTTTCTCCTCCTGTTATATCTGCTGCGTTAACGTATACTGATAAATATTTTGACATTGCCATAATAAAAATAAAATTAAGGGTTAATAAAGCACAAAGATAGTTAAATATTACTTACCCTTTTTTAGGTGCTTTTTTAATAACTTATAAACTTCCAAGCCTTCATCTCCCTGCATATATGAAGCTAAAATATAATGAGCATCTTCCCCAAAAGGAACAGTCATTAATTTCTTTTTATTTCCTGGTAGATTAAAGCTTACTTTTTTATTATTTATTACCAATAATCCTGCGCTTACAAACTGCACTACTTCGTCTTGTAAAGCAACCATAGGATCGTCAATAGTATCTAAAAAGTCTTGAGGGTCTTGTTGTGAATAAATAAGAACATCTCTTCTAAGTTCAGCTGTTGACATTTTATCTGCCTTTTGTCCAAAAAGAACTCGTCCTATAGAAGATAGTTTTTCTATACTTAAATCAGCAGCAGTTACCTGTGCCTTTAAAACATAGTCTAACCATTCTACTTCTTCACTTGCGTCTTTAGCTTTATCTACCTCTTGAAAGACCTGGTCTTTTTGTGGGTGATAAGATAAAAACTCTTGAAGGATTTGATTTTCTTTAGGAACATATAAAAACCCATCTTCAAACACAATTGGTTCTAAGATAGCATTTCCATCTTGCTCGTCTTCGAAAGGAGATTTTTGATTTCTAGCGTAACGCAAAGGTCTGTTTATTCCTTTGTCTTCGTCAAACCATAGTAAGGGGAATCTTGTTGAATTTCGTGAGCTTAACATGTAGTTTAATGGTGTAGCTTCACTTTTTAATTTGTATGTCTTAGAGACATATTTTTTTGTCTTTTTCATTATAATAAAATTTAATTTGATTTAAAAAAAAAGGGAGGAGGGTTAGCCCCTCCCTTATTAATATACTCTTCTTATTGTTGGAATATGAAGAAGTTGTTTGCACCTAATGTACATACAGCTCTTTCAGAAAGGAAGTTAACATCCATTCTGTCAAAGTTAGAAGATGATGCACCACCAGCAGAACCAGTAATCCAAGTTTTATATCTTCTGTCTTCTGTTTCAGAAGCTCTATAACGTACATGTAAAAATGGTCTCTTAGCGTTTTTACCTAAGATTTGGTCATATACTGTAGTTGATCCAGCTGGAACTAAAAGTCCATTTACTGCACCTCCAACAATACCACCTCTCATAGTTGCATCGTTAAGATATTTCCAGTCAGACTTGTAAAAGTCATAACCTCTACGGAATCCTGTAAATCCAAGATTTAGAGCCATGTCTTTGTCATTGTCAAATAAACCATATGAAGTACCACCCGCTCCGTAAGAGTTTTGTGCTGCTAACATATCGTCAATATCAAATGAGAATTGTCTGTCTACAAATAATACATTTTCTTCAATTGCACCTTGCTTATCTAATCTCTGAATCACATTGTCAAACTGAGCTAAAGCTACAGGGTTTCCACCACCGTAAATGTTACCTCTTTGTTGTACAACATAAAAGATTCCGTCAGATCCTTTGTTACCTGTAGTAGTCGAACCTACTGCTCCAGAAGCTGCTTCAGCTGGAACTGCTTCCACCATTGCTGTTTCTAGGTAATCCTCAAAACGTAATCTTGTATCATGCTCAGACTTTAAATACCAAAGGTATCCGTTTGCTCCATCTTCTCCTGAAATTTCAATCCATCCAATTTGCGCCATATCAGAACCAGCAACTCTATATTTGTCTTTGATAATGATTGGTGAATTTTGGAAAATGAAATCATCTGAAGTTAATGATTCAGCCATAGTATCTGTTCCTTTTTGGAATTCAGAACCGTATACAAAAATACTTACAGTAGAGTTTTGTGCCATAGCTTGTCCAGCTGCCTCATAAAATAATACTGTAACCTGACCTGTTCCGTAGTTAACTGCTGATACGATTGCTTTATTGCTTAAAGTCGAATTCGGAGCGTTATCTGAAATCATAAGAGTTTGACCTATTCTGATTGCGATTTGCCCTGAAATATTCGCTGCTGCGTTAGTTGCAGGATTTAATACATCGTTAACTGTAAAGTTAGCTGCAGCTGCACCTTGTAGTGCTAAACTGTCTGCGTTTACATTTGTATATTTAACGTGTAATCTTCCTTGCTCTGCCCATTTAATCAAATCTGAATTTGAAGGCATTTCAGCACCTACTTGTCTTAAGAAAGATGCTACTGATCTGTTACCATAACGCTCAAATTCCTTTTCATATGTATCTGGTAAATACTGATTCAAGAAATCAAAGTTAGTTATGTAGTTCGATTGCAATACAGTTCTCTGTGCAGATGGCTGTAATTGAAACGAAGGGTTTAATAATACTGACATAATTACTTTTTTTTATTTGTTTAATAATTTATTTAATACTTCTTATTTTGAGTCCTCGTCCTGTATCAGTATTGCCTACCGCTTTTATTTGTAAACCATCTTTACTAATGGTTCTAGGAGCTTGTCTTACATCCATGTTAATGTTTTTAGATTTTTTCGTAACATTATCCACAGCTTCAGCCACACCTTGTTCGTAGAAAAATTTAGCAAATTTGTCTGGGTTCATAGCTATAGAAAGAGATTTGTGATATCCTTCTACATCTTTAATCAAGCCTTTGTCATCCATAAAAGTGTTAAGCCAAGTGTTAACATCTTTCTGTTTGTTTTTCAATTCTTGAGCTGTCCCAGGCTTATAAGACATTTCTTTTTCACCGACATTAAATTTAAAACCTTTAAATTCATCGTTAAAAACATTTTCTGTTTTATCTAAGAAATAGCTGTATCTTTTTTCATTTGCCTCTTCAACAGTTTTAGATTCCTCTATATAACTTTTATAAGCATTAAGATTTTTTTCTTGTTCATCAGATAACCCACCCCCACTTGACTCAAGCGGAGCTTTATATTTATCTTTTTGTTCATTAAAAAACTTCTTTGCTTTCGCAAGTTCTCGTTTTTTCGCCAACTTAACTTTCTTAATATCTTTAGGATCATCTAAGTCTTCATCGAAATTAAACTTGTCATCCATCATATCTTGAATATCTATAGCATCCAGACCATCTTCGGTCATACCATAGTAGTCAGCTAACAATTGGTCTCCGTCCATAGAATCATAGTCTTTTTGTAATTTATAAAAGTCTTCAATTCCACGTCCAGTTTCCTTCTTGTATTTAAAATATGCCGCCACATCTTCAGGTAAATCGTCATTGTCTTTTGTTTGCGCAAACAATTCATCTACTGAAGATATGTCTTTATCATATCTATTTTTAATATATTTAAGAACGTCTGTGTCATTTAACTCTGACACTGGAGTTTCAACATCTGCCTTAACAGGTGTTTCTTCTTTTTCTTCTACCCCCGATGGTTGTTCTTCAACCTTTTCTGAGGCGTTGTGTTTTTCTTCGTGTTTTTTTAGTAGATTTTCTTCTATTTCCGCAGCTGATTTTTCAGCTTCGAATTTTACTTCTTTTACTTTTAATTCCATTAGATTTAATTTTTTTACAAAGTTAATACTTAATTTAATATAAATTTAAGCTATCGTGGGTCGAACTCAGCTAAGTCAAATCCGTCTAAACTATCCTCGTTAGACTCAAAATTTATAGAAGGAGTGTTTCTTTTTCTTTGCTCAATCATTTTAGATTGATTTGTAGATTGTTGATTTATCCTTTTGTCTTTTGCCTTTTCTCTGTTTTGCTCTCTTGCGTCTATATTCGCTTGCTCTACATTTTTCAAAGACATTTGATATTCGAACTCAGTGGCCATTAACATTTGTTTAAGTTGAG